GGCACACTGCTATTTTGTCGCAGCGTACACACTAATCTACTTTTCAAATTGAGCCGTACCAACGGGTACAATGTTTTCCTTAGCATTGTAGTCTCTGAGGATGGGGCTTTATGTTATGTCACGCACGTGCCTCATCCTCGCTCTGGCTTTCAATCGGCACAGTCGCGCCTTGGATCATCAGATCATCGCCAGCAGGCAGAGGTTCCATACCCTCTTTCTCACGAACCTCATTCGGCGTCTTAATACCGTTCTGGATCGCAGTTGCATGGGCTTCCATGCGAGTTTTCAGATCACCACGAAGCAAGCTATCGACGTTAAAGCGCACCTCAAAGTCACTGTCGCGACCAAACAGTTTCAGGTTCATTTCCTGCTCCGACTGTTCGATCCAACGACGAAGGGTGTGTTTTACGAAGTGTAAGTCTTGTTGCTCCACATTGGAGTACGTCCCATCGCTCAAATCTTGGATGAAAACTGGTGGCAATGAGTAGATACGCGCGATTTGTTCAATGCAGAATTGCTGCAACTCTAGAAGCTGCATCTGCTCTGGGGAAAACCCAACGGATCGAAGTTCGTGACCTGCAGGTAAAGCCATGACTGGCCGCCCTTCCCTAGCAAGCCTAGCGGTAGTCGCAGCGATGTCTTCCGACGCTCTCTGAGCCGCTGCGCCGCTCTGGAATGGCCCCTGTAGGACGGCAGGCGGAATACCACCTGATTGAAAGGCTTTTGATCCATAACGCGCGGCTGCAATCGCCAATCCGATGATGTCTTTATTGGTCATCACAGGACCACGGATGTCGATCTGATTGTGCTTTAGCATAAAGGTTAGATCGATGACTTCGGATGCCTGATAAACTTTGCTTTTGCTTCTATACGTCTTTGTTGGAAACTCTGCGGTCACCTGCTCCTGCACGTGCAAGTCTGCTGGGTCTAACGGCACCAGATCAGTAACATCACCACGGCCATTACGCAGTATAAGAGTAACTGATCGTCCACCTGTCAGCACCTGCTCATAGGAATACTTGCGCCACTGAAAAGACGACGTTGTCGGATTGATTGCACGGTTTAGCCAAGCACCAATACCATCCGTCACGCGCTGGTTTCCGCGATACACTTCCAGCGGCAGGCTGGCCAATGTCCCTGAGATAAAGTTCACCGCAGCCCAGACCGCAGGCACACCCAGCGCATTGTCGATATTGACGGTTACGCCCGCGGAGGATTGAAAATCGCCCCAACCCATAATGTGCAGAAAATTTTCAGCAGACACGGGCGCATTTGGGTTTTCGAGTGACCTCGCCTCAGCTTTTTTAAAGTTGTCAAACATACCCATGCTGTGGTTTCCTTAGATTATGGCTTTTGACGTTTCGAATACGACCAAAATTTTATCCGCAGCTTTACAGCGTGTAGCGCGGCTGGAGCCGTCTTTGACGCGCGATGAAAAGGAAACGCCAGCACAGACCGTTGCAAAGGGAGTAACGGTATCTCTTAGCAACGATGCCAAGATGCACATATTAAAAGATACGATGAAGTAGCGACGGTTACACTGATGTTAGGAGACTACATAATGCCAACTGCACAAAACTATTTAGATGCCTTTAACAATTCGTTTTCAAAGAACGACAAATCCTACCTTGATGCTGTGCTAGCGGACGATTGCACAATTCATTTTACTGGCGATGATCAAACTATGAATAAACAAGAGGTACTTGATTGGTCGGAAACTGATTGGTGTCACGGCTGTAACGATTATATCATAATACGTGACGAAGCTGATTGCATAGCAGGAACCCATATGGCTTGGGGCAATGGTGATGACGGTCCTTGGAAGAGTAAAGTTTTCTTTTTTGCCACCAAGTCTGACGACAAGATTACGAACTGGTACGTGCATCCTCGACCAGTTGAAGTCTAAACAGCCAACTTAAAGTCTGGATCGTCCCACGGCGATGTGGGCTGTATTAAGTCATCCGCACTCATGCACCCTAACGCCATCGCCAGTGCAACCAGTCCGTCGATTTTGCTGTAGCTTTTAGCTTTGTGTAGTTTCCTGTTTCCAGCAGGATCAGATTGCACAACAGCACCCGCTGCGCACATGTTTAAGATCGGGTTGCCACCGTGGCACAGCTTGCGCTCTGCAACTAGGCGTTCAAGTTTATCAACCGCAGGCGACATGTCGCGAAACCCTTGGCCAAACGGCTGCATGGGTATCTGTGCGCCGATGTTGTCCAACTCACGCGTGAAGTCATTGATGCGCCAGCGGTCATACGCCAGCAGCTGCAGATCATAGGTTTCGCTGAGTTCAGCGACAGTTTGTGCAACCACTGCAGGCTGAATAACTGGTCCATCGATTGCAGTAAGATAACCTTGGTCGTGCCAGATGTCGTAAGGCGTTTTTTCCGCTGCTGCCTTATCCCTTAGCCCATCCTTAGGGAGGAAGAAGTGGGCTTGGACGTGGTATTTGTCTGCCTTAGGGAAAACAAGAACGAGAGCGGTTAAGTCTCGGGATGCAGACAAATCAAGGCCAGCATAACAAACGTCACCCGGCACGACTTCGGGTTGCGCAGCGTTAGCCTCCCACTCTGCCCGAGAAAGGAAAGGCGACTGCGCTTCGATCCGCTGGTTCAGGTAAAGCCAACGGAAACTGTTTGCCTTTGCGGGTAGCCGTTCGGCCTGTGCCGCAAAGTCTTCAATATCGCTTAATGACCGAAACTGAGCCATCGCTGGGTTAGCTGCAGCCCAAGCCTTGCGATCCATTACATCACAGTCTTCAGGCGCGGTGTAGAGATGCGAAACAATACGCGGATCAGCAGAGTTTGCAGCGTCATCAAGCCATTGCGAGAACAGGTCACCGTCCGTGGCGGCTTGGGTGCTAATGGCGATCAAAAGAGGATGCAAATGAGCGCCCTGCGCCGTCTCAATAGCCTCCACGAACGGATCGTGAGGACCACGCACCTGCCCGACTTCGTCGAGCACAGCCAAGGTAGGGGATAGGCCGTGCGCAGTCCCCGCTTCAGCAGAGATTGCTTTATATTCGACATTCAATAGTAGTCCGACCAACGACTTTTGGCTTGGGATTACACGCACAATTTTTGACAGTTTTGACGAGAGCCTGACCATTTTTTCAGCCAATTTAAAAACCAAAGCAGCCTGATCGCGGGATCGTGCGCCACTAATGATTTGGCTGTTTTGTTTAGCTTCTGGCCCTACAAGATGCGCTAGGACGATAGCTGCAATAAGTGCCGACTTACCGTTTTTGCGTGCCACCGAAAGATAAGCGCGCGATGTGCCTTCTGGGTTGTCATAAACGTCCAGCACGAATTTGCGTTGAAAGTCTAGCAGCTTGAACGGCTGTCCGACCTTGCTACCTTCTGGGATCAGACAAAACGCTTCAATAAATTTGCAAACCTTTTCTCCGCGTGTCATCGTATAGGCATCTCGTTTTTTGGAGTTATGGTATGAAATTATTTCAGCAAATCGCTTTTACTTTGATCACTAGCGTCGTCGCGACGGGCGTTTTCGCAGAAGAGATAAAACAACCATTTTTCTCACCAACCCACATAAGCGTTGCAAGTACAAAATTGACTGACGACGCCGGAGATGGCTGTTGGACAAACCTAAAGCAAAGCCGTGAGTATCTAGACGAGCAGTTAAAGCTAAATGGCTATGAACATGTGGAGAACGCAGGCGAATACGGCTACCTCACCAAAGCAGAATGGACATTTGCAAATCGCACCTTCACAAAGATGCCTGATGAAATACCAGGTCATGCAGGATATGCTGGTTATCTGGCGATGCTACAGAAAAACTACTATGAACCGACAATTCAAGTAATTGCCAGCAGAAACGAATTTGGAAGGTGTTATGGGTTTGTTCAGGTTTCTCTTAATCGCTGGGTTTCATCGCATCACATAGAGAAATCGTACAGAGTCGAAGTAGATTACATTCGGCAAATTTTTATGAATGCAGACACTGCCAACGGTATCGTTTTGGACATGTCAAAGGATTTTGTAAAGTACGTCAAAACTGGCGTTAACGAGTAATTTTGCAGCAAAATATAAGTTTAACAATCAAACCTGTTGAACAACCGACGTAAAACATAACTGCGCATCATGCTGATCGCGGTGAACGCCAGTCCGATTGTGAAACTGTCCTGGACTGTCACGATGTGGCCAAATGCAGGCAGCACAAAGTAATTTGCAGTGACAGCGACTAGGTAGCCAACAACGACGTTAGCACCCGCCTCTATTACGCTTCTGCGTTTAGATTGGCCTCGTATTGGGGCAGCGACGACTTCCTTAAGGGTCTGGCTCATTCACTAAAGTTTCATGCAGTTATATACACTTACATTGTATGCAA